TGAATTGCGGGCGCGAGCGGCCCGATTGGCGTTGTCCTGCTGCTCTTTGCGTGAGACCAACGCGCCGCCAGCCGAAGCCGCAGCACCGGCCGCCAGCAATGCGATTTCGACGCCAGTACACATCGGTCAGGTCTTCTTTTTCTTCGTCGGCGTGGCCACGACCTTGGCAGACGCTTCCGGCCCGCCGCCGCCACCGGCCAGGTTCAAGTTGCCGCCCGTGGCAAACGCCAGATCGCTTGGGTTGGAGGGACCGCCAGGACTCTTCGCCGTGGCGTAAGGCTCGACAATGCTGCCGAACACGTCTTGGCCCAGCGTGCTCGCGGGCGGTTTGGAAGCGTAAAGCGGATCGGCCGCCGCTTTGGTCCTGGCCCCAATACCAGCGTTGTCCGCACCCGCTGCGATACTGTCGTAGAGGCTTTTTTTCGCACCAGCGACGCCGGTTTCGAGACCGCCCTGATAACCCTGCGCGGCGGTTTGACCTTTGGTGTATTCTTGGCCCTTCAGCGCGTCGAGCTGCTGGAACAGACCTTTGCCGAGCGACGAATTCTGTTGACCCTTTTTGGCCAGGCCAGCGGTCAGATAGTCTTTTGCAATCCCGTACTGGCTGTCGACGCCGGTCTTATAGGGGTCGTACACCGACTTGTAGGCGTTGGCATAAAAGTCCGGTGTGAACTGTGAAAAGCCGGTATCGACGATCCCCTGAAACGGTGTCGGATCGAACGCTGGGCCAGCAGGGGCCGCTGGCGCGGCCGGGGCGGCAACAGGAGCTTGAATGGGCGCGGCGGGCGGGGCCGCTGCCGCTGCATCGGCTGCTGCTTTCTTCGCTGCCGCTTCGTTGGCGGCCATTGCGGCCAGCCACGGGTTGTATTTATTCTTGGGATCGACGCCAAACCAGTCGTCCAAAACGCCAGCCATGTCCGTCTCCTATCCGTAGACTTTTTCGCGTGTGCCGCCTGTCGGTGGCGTGAACCAGCTCGCAACCCGCCCGCCGTATGGCGAATACGCATCGGCTTGCGCGGCCGTGCCGAGTGATTTGATGGAACTGCCGAAAATGTCGCCCAGCGGCGTGGTCGGCGCTGGCGCAACCAGCGCGGTGGCTTCGCCAGCGGCGCGGTTCGCGATCGCGGTGGGATCGGCCGCCGACGTATTCAGCGCGTAGAGATCGGTCTTCTGTTTCTCGACTGCGGCACGCAGCGCGTTGGCTTGAGTCACGGCGTCGTTGGCGACCTGGCCTAGAACGGTCGCTTTGGTCTTTTCAACGTCGCCAAACGCATTGCTCGCGATGGTGGATTTGAGCACGCCACGGCCAGCAAGCAGCGCGGTGGCCTTGTCTCTCGCCTTGGCGTACTGGTCTTCGACCTGGGGCGATTGCGCCGCGACGCTGGCGTCTTGAAAGCGTTTGTAATAGGCGGGATCGAACTGCGAGAACGCTTGGTCGATCTGTTGCTGACCGGAAACAACGCGAGCTTGGCGCTCGGCTTCTTCGTTCTTTTGCTCAACCTTCGCGATGTTCGCTTCCCAGCGAGCCGCGTCGTTGTTGCCACCGAAGCACATATTTGCGCGACCTTTGGGTCGGGCACGGGACGGCGAACTCCGTTCTATGACGCCAGCGGATTTGTAGGGTTATATCTCTCAACAGACCCAGAGTCACCCGATTCCAGCAGAATGTAGTGGTGCTGGCCGTCTTGGGTGGTGCCGACATACTGGAAGTCCAACAGCGCGAACCAACGGGTCCGCTCCCAATGGTCAGACGCCGTGTAGCTGTGGAAATTCACGTCCGGGTAAAACAGCCGAAGCGATTTGACCCGTCTTTCACAGGCCCGCGTGGACGCCAACCCCCTGGCCATGAACCCTTTGGAGAACACAAACCAAGTGGTGCGGATTTTGGGGTTTGTGCTGGGATAATGCCCAAAAATCGCCAGTGCCCGCCCCGCCTCGTCGACCAGCGCCTCGGTCTGGGAATCCGGGATGGTCAGCAACTCCGCGACCTTGGGGATCGCCTTCCACCAAGTCCCACAGTCTTTTGAGACCTCGTCGGCCGAAATTGGTGACAGGTCCGAAAAGACCGCATGAACGTCCGACATTTGAGCCGTCCGAAACGTCAGCATCAGCGATCCTCTTCACCTCCCTGGAAATGCACCAACAGGCCCGACAAGCTCGCATAACCCGCGTTCCGGCACTCCAATGTCAGCGCGAAATGCGAGGTTCGTCCCGAGATCGGAATATGCGGTTCGTGAAACGAGTTTTTATAGAGCCGCCCAATGGTCTGGGTAATGGCCTCGTTATTCGGGTCTGGCAGCACTTTGACCAGCCATTCGTTGCTGATCGCAATGTCCATGCCCTGCAACATCTTTTGCGTGCCGGGGCTGTCTGCGCTCAAGAACGGCAGCTCGACACTGGCGATCTGTTCGTCGTCGCCGGGATACTCTTCGCCACTGTCGCCGCCATAGAGATAGATTTTGTCGTCATCGCCACGGGCGTACAGCCTGGCGCTGTCGCGGACCATGTCCTGAATTCGGAACGTCGTCTCGTAATACGACCAGGCCGTGACCTTGGAGCTGGGGAAGAAGCTCAAGACATAGATTCTGTCGTCCACGGCGAGCCAATATCGACCGTCGACGGGTTCGACCACCGACACGGCTCGTGAAATCGTATCCGTGGCCAAGTCCCGTAAATGCTCGTGGACGAACGGATCAATCGCGGTTCCGACATCGCTGACATAGGCGGCGTTGAGCACGTCTCTGGCTCGAATCGACCGGATGCCGGTCGGATCGAGATAAAACACGTCATTGTTGCCATAGCTCAGAACACTTCTCCCGGCGAAGGTGCCGGTGTTGTCCAAGCTCTGATAAAAGCTGATCTCGCTGGCGTCTGTCGAGATCGTATAAAGACGGATCTGAGACCGTCCAAAGACCACCGCGTAATTGGAATACTGCCCCACCGCGACCAGGCGCTCCGAGCCTTCCGACTCGTTGCTCGCGTCGATCTGTACATAACCCGATGCGGTCGCGGTGTCGCTCCAGTTGCTGGGCGTGGCGAGCTTGCTGCCCATAAACAGCGTCCCGGCGACGCTCCACATGCGCTGTTTGTAGGTGAACGCGCTGACGCCCATGCCGGAAGCGTTGCCGCGAACGACATAGGCCAAACCGTTGATAGTCGCGGTGAAAACGTCGTTGGCTTCGTAGGTGCCGCCGAAGGTCAGCTTGTTGATCTGCGCCACAGCCGTTACCGCCGTCACGCCGCCCGCCATATTCGCCACGCCGACCGTGACGTCGCCCGTGACGGGGGCCAGCACCACTCGGCCGTTGGCGATTGCGCCAAGCCCCACAGCGGCGCGGATCGTCACCACCGGGCCAGCGGCACTGGCGGTATAGCCGTGGATCGACGTGCGATTGCCGATTGCGACAGCCAGCGCCGTGGCCGTCGCGTTGTTGGACGTGCGCCAGGTCAGCGGGGCCGTCAGCAAGTTCACCGCGTTAACCGAGACGTTGGTGATGGCGTTGTCGTCCGGCGCGAAGCTGCCACCCGTGATCGTGACAGTGCCGCTGGCACGCACCTCGGTCACTTCCGCGACGTTGGCCTGGACGACCGTGCTGACCAGCGTCTGGTCTGCGTTCGCGCCACCGTTGGCCGTAGCGGTCGTCAGCGTAAAAGCCACGCCGGGAATACGCGCCTCAACCAAGGCCGTGTTGGCAGAACTGTACGCCGTGACGACCGGCGAAGCGTTGATCAACGACGCCATGAATTCAGCCAGCGACGCAACGTTAGAGTTCGCTGGCGCGATGGTGTCCCAATCGGTGACGCGCGTACCATTGTAGAAATGATGGATCATGCCATCGGCAAACGACGCCACCACATAAAGCTGCCCGCTAAAGGTGCGGACCTCCAGCACGCGGGTCATTGCGCCACCGCCAGATGAAATCAGCCGCTGGTACAGCACGCCCAACGGCATCAGCGCGGCAAGATCGGCCGAGCCAAAGACGTAGAGCTGAGAACGCACCCGCGCCAAGCCGTGCGTGCCACCGGGCAGCGTGTATTTCAGGACAAACTTTTTGGCGCGTTCGATGTCGCCGCCGCGCGTAATGTGCGCGTTCTTCAGGGTGTAGAGCGTACCCGAGACGCCCGCAACGCGGGGGCGTCTGCGATCCATCCCGTATTTGAAATCCGAGACCGCAAGATACGCCACCGCTCACCTGTTGACTTGTACCATCACCTTGGGCGCTGGCTTGTTCATGCCGCCGTCCGACAGCGTGTAAGACTTGGCCGCCGAGCGCAGACGACCACGCAGCCGCGCGTACATGGCTTGTGCGGCGCGGAGCTTGTTTTCGGCGTCGGCGCTGCCTTGAGCGGCTAGCATTTCAGCGGCTGCGAACGTCACCACCAGGTTGTCGTCGAGCAAGCACTGGTCGATGTCGTCGACCAGCCGCGTAAACTTGCGCCAGCCGATGAATTGCACCCATTGCGAGTCGTCGTTGGGGCATGGCCAGACCTCGTACATGACCGCGTTGTCGACCGAGCGCATATCCCAATGCGTGACCGGCGAAGACCGTTCATCGTCTTCGGTGTCGTGGACCGAGTATTGGTCAAACCCAATGCCGCGTTCCAACGGACGCGGCGAGCCGCCAAACCAGCACGACACGCTCTCGATCCGTTCCGCGTCCAGATCGTCCGGCACGTCGTACAGGAACTGACCGGCCGCCATGAGCTGCGAGGGACAGACCCTCCGCAAGATCGGCCAATCGTAGTCGGTGTAGAGAAACTCGTAGTTCCGATTCAAGACGCGCTTCAGACCGTCTGCGTCCGACGAGCTGACAGCCGGATCGGTCGACCGGCGCAGCTCGTCGCGCAGCATGTTGAGCATCGTCAGGAACTGCGAGCCACGCATGGCAACCCCTTCTTAGGCGTCGAGCAGCGATGACTCTTTCTTGGTCTTTTTTGCTGCCTCTGGTTCCGGGACGCTGGTGATCGGACCCTCCGGCTCCAGGATCACGATCTTCTCTTCCTCGGGAGTCGGCACATCGACCGGATCGCCTGCCACCCGCGCTGGCGGCTCGTAGACCAGCGGCAAACGCGCCCCCACGCCGTACAGCGCGTTGAGCACCACCAGGCCGTTGAACTTGCCTTGCGCCTGGTAGCGTGCGGCGATCCGCGCCCGCTCCTGTTCGTCAGAACGATCGACGCCTTTGTTGAGCGGCGTGATGTTGACGACCGGCTCCGAACCAAGATCGCCGTTGCCGTGCAGCACGCGCAGCACCGCGATCTCTGTGGCCGTGACAGCCGGTAAAAAGACAGCGTTGTCGCGCGACCCGCAGATGTGGGCCGTGCAGCTATAGAGCGGTCGAACTGGCATTGGCTTCTCCTTAGCGCGGTAGTCTGAGTGAAGGGGCTTCGCCAATCAGACCGAGCAAAAGGAAGATCACGATGATAACCGCGATCACCATAATGACGATCTTGGCGACTCGATTGAACGGCTCCGGCACCGGGACAAAGTCGATCAGCCAGAGCAGCAGCCAGATGATAAGACCGACAACGAGCAGATAAATTACCAACGCAACGAGGGTGGTAATCATCAAATTCTCCTGTTGTTAAAAGACGGGAGCGGGGGAGGAACCGACTCCCGTCTTTCACTTACGCGGCGTACTGAGCGACGCCACGATCGTCTGGCGCGAGCATCATCGCCAGCAGCCCGTAGGACGTTGCCCCGTCGGGGGCTACCAACGTGAGGTAACGACCACGGGTATCGCCGGTCGTGCCGGTCGCAGCCGATGTGACACCCACTGTGAGGGTGCCTTCGACCGTGCCAACCACGTTGTTTTTCACCTGGTAGAGCACATGCGACGCGGCCGGGATGCGAACCGGACAACCGATTTGCAGACCGAAGCCAGCGGTCGCCGCCGTGATCGCAGCCGAAGACGTGATTGAGTTCACCGCTGCGAAACACTTGGTTCCGGTGTGCGACACGCCGGACGCGGTGGTCTCTGTAACCGCCACGCCATCCACGTCGTAACCCCGGATCGTCAAGATCGACGTTCCGGTCCACCCTGCGGTGACGTTACGCGGCACGTCCATGTAGGCCACGCCACCGACGACGCGAGCGCCGTTAAGGACGAACGTCCCCGCCGCCGCAACCGCCTGCGATGTTGCCAGCCCGGTGGTGGAGACTGCGAGTGGAGCGCCCAGGTCGAGAAATACCAAGGGCGCTGGCACAATGCGGGAATTGAGCGTGCCTGCTCCCCTGTTGGTCCCCAGCCTGTCGAACTGGATTCGGACTGTGCTGTTCGCCGGTAGTGTGGTGGCTCCCAGCCAAGTGACCGTGATGTTGGACGCACCGAACGAGACCGTGAAGCCGCCCGGTGCGGAATACTCCGCGCCCATCGCGTACAGCTTGTGTGCCACCCCGCCAGTGTAGAGCGCGGCGGATTGGCCAGAAGGATACGAGACGGTGAAGGTGCCAGACGTTGCGACGTCTGACGCCAGTGTTGCAGTAACGACGCTGAAGCCCATGAGGGTTTCTCCTATTTACGCGATGGAATAAACGCCTTGGGCGTTGCGCTGGTCGCAGCACAGACCGCCAACCCAGGTCTTCGCGCGATAAAAGACGTACTTATCTTCTGGGCGCGAAGGTGTGTGATCCCGCATGGACTCGCCTTCGACAGCCATCGGATAGATGTGCTTGGTGTCGAGGACGTAGAGATACTTCGACCGGCTCTGGTCATCGAGCGACGGGTCGTAGCGGATCGGCTTGCCCTTGAACGCAATGTCGGCCACCGAAGCGTCGATCATGCCATTCTTAGACCAGCCCTCCATGGTGTAGTTGCCCTTGGCGCGAAGCTCTTTTTCGAAAAACTCCATGAAGTCGGAGCCTGCCAGCAACAGGTTCGGGTTTCCGCCGTAGCGCCGGAGCTGGCGGAATTCGACTTGCAGCCGGTTCACCACGCCTTGCAGCGAAGCGTCCGCAGACGCGATGCCGAGCACTGCGCGGTTGCGCCACCAGGTGTTAGCGACCTGGTCGATGCCGCCAACGGTCGCCGCTGCGGTCGGATCGTTGACCACAAAAGACTGCACGCCGGGGGCCAGCTTGGGATCAGGCAGACCATCGTCCCAGAACATGGTGTTCATGCCCCGGTCGGTGCCTTCCTGCATGTCCTCCAGCTTGTCTTCCAGGAGGTTCGCCAGCCGCACCTCTTCGCTGTGCGTGGCAGTCGTCGAACCGTCGTCGGTGTCGGTGACGCTGATGCCGTTTTTAATCAATTCGTGCATCGAAAACTGGATGCCCGAATGGATCAGCTTGTACGGATAACGCGCCGTCTTGATGTTCTGCGGATCGGAGTAGGTGACGGTGTCGTCGTGCTCGAATCCCATGATGGTCGTCGTGTAGACGCCCTTCACGCGAACCGTGATGTTCTCAAGACCGCCAGGAAAGGATTTCTCCTTGGCCATCATGGCTTCCAGGAGCGGCTTGTCTTGCAGGGTCTGCGAGGTGATCTTGCCCCGCTTAAAGTGATAGTCGATGGCTGCGTTGGCAGCATTCTCCAGTTGAGCTGCGGTAAACGGCATGGGACTTGGTCCTTGACCCGTCCCGCTACGTCTGACTCCGTGTGCTCATGCGGATCGCCTCCAGCATGGATTTCGGTTCTGCGACGCTGCGGGTGGAAGACCCGCCGCCATTCAATCCTCGCACCGGGTTGGGTTTTGGCATCAAGGCTCGCAGATCAGTCGTGACACGGTCGTAGATGCGATTGAACATTTCGACGGCGTGTTGCGCTGATGGCGGCGGGCCTTTCTCCAGAACTTCCAGCTTGGCGAGTTCGTGAACACGGGCGGCCTTCCGGCTCCAATCTGGATCAGTCCCCGTCTTCGCCCGCTCCCACTCGTCGGCGGTGTTCACCAACGAACTCATGTGGGTTGTGTAGCGTGCCGTCTCGTCGGCTTTCGCCCGGTCCTGCGCGGCTTGTTGCTCCCGCGCTCTCGCGAACTGAGCTTCCGATTGAGCTGTAGCCAGGTTCCGCGCGTGCTGTTCCT